TATGTAGACACAGGCTACTTCGAGACTCTGGATCTCGGTGGCACAATGGAGCAGAATCTAGCATCAGACGCCACATTAACAGCATTAGGCGGTGTTATTATTGATGTTGATGTCAGTATTGCCGGCGATGCTCAAGTAACAGCACTGCCTGGTTACTTATTCTCCACTACTGAAACACTCACAACTGATGCTCAAGTTACCGCACTAGGTGGTATCACTATTGACAGCGATTCACAGTCAATAGCAGGTGATAGTCAAGTAGTTGCACTAGGTGGATTGGTAATTAACGGTGGTACAGTTAGTTCTGCTACGGATAGTCAGCAAACTGCACAAGGTAATGTCATATACAGTCTTGATGTCGACTTAACATCAGATACTTTTGGAACAGTAACTGCTAGAGCAAATATATTGGGTGAGATTGTACTGGCCAGCCAGTTTACATTAAACTCTGTGCCTAGTAACAAAATATTTGCTGATGCTAACATAGCGGCAGATACCGCAACCCAACTGTCTGCAGGAATTATTCTATCAGGTTCAGCAACAATACAAGCAGATAGTCAACAGACAGCAACAGGTGGTAGAGTTTATCTAATAGATGATATATTAGAATCTACATTTGCATTTACAGGCACAGAGATAACAGATCTTGTAACAGGAGCGGCTATATTAAATGCAGGTTCCTTCCAGTTGACTACAGGAAGAAACTGGTTAATAGACAGATACTACACCCTAATAGTTCCAGATGAGAACAGAGACTTTCAGGTACTGCCCGACACTAGAGTTGTCGTTGTAGAAGATGAGAACAGAAACTACTTGATTAAGACAGAAACAAGAGCACTAGAAGTAGAACAAGAAACAAGAAAGACACCGTCACCACTTGGACTAGCGGTGATTACAGATAGAAGAACGGAGCGAGTATAATGCCAGATATTTCAGGATTTAAGAAAGACAAAGATGGATACTGGATTCTAAAAGATCCAGGTGCTTACCTTACCTACACAGTAGACTGGGACGATTGGTTAAGCGCAAGTGATGGACTTGCCACCAGTGCATTTACCACAAGCACAATATCAGGTGATGCCAGCCCCTTAGTTATTGAAGCCAACACTATTATTAGTGACCAAGCAGTGGCAGAGATATCAGGTGGCACAGCAGGTAACATCTACACAATCACAAACACAGTGACTACCAACAACAGTCTTACTGATGTTAGAAGATTTAAAATTAAAGTAGAGCAGAGATATATCTAATGCCACTAACTGAGCCACAAGCGCAGGTAGCAAACGATAATCATCGTTTTAGAGTACTGATTTCCGGAAGAAGATTCGGAAAGACTACTCTTGCCATGCGTGAACTAGCCAAGTTTGCTAGACAACCTGAGCAGACTGTATGGTATGTGGCACCCAGTTACAGACAGGCAAAGAATGTATTGTGGACCAAACTAAAAAAGAAACTGCAAGAACTACGCTGGATTCGAAAGATTAATGAAAGCGAACTAACTATCACTCTAGTTAACGACAGTGTTATTGCTCTTAAAGGTGCAGATAACTACGATAGTTTAAGAGGAAGTGGTGTTAATTTTCTTGTGGTAGACGAAGTAGCAGACATACATGAAGAAGCATGGTACGAAACACTTAGGCCAACATTGTCAGACACAGGCGGGCATGCCTTATTTTGCGGTACACCAAAAGGCAAGCAGAATATTGCATATGACTTGTTTACAAGAGAAACAGAGAATCCTGCTTGGCGAAGTTTTCAGTTCACTACACTTCAAGGCCAACAAGTACCACAAGAAGAAGTAGATTCAGCAAGACATGATTTGGATGAAAGGACATTCCAACAAGAATATGAAGCCACATTTACTTCATATCACGGTGTTGTCTATAATCAGTTTTCAAGACAGCACAATGTAGTGCCTTTTGATCCCAAGCATGAACCTGAAGTCGTATACACTGGCTGGGACTTTAACATTGATCCTATGTCAGTTGTTATAGCCGCAAGAACAGAGTCTGGTGGTTTGCATATATTTGACGAAATAAGAATATTTGGCAGTAACACAGACGAAGCAATACAAGAATACAGAGCACGATATGGTAATCGTAAGACATTTGCAATGCCAGATCCTGCTAGTAGACAACGCAAAACATCTGCTGGTGGAATGACAGACTTAACTATACTAAGCAATGCAGGATTCGTAGTTAAGGCACCACACAAGCATGATGCAGTAAGAGATAGAGTAAATGCAGTAAATTCTAGGTTTTGTAATAGCCTAGGTGAGAGAAATTTGTTTATAGATCCTAAGTGTCGACACCTTATTGAAGGTTTGGAAAGACAAGTCTATAAGCTAGGAACCTCACAGCCAGACAAAGAAGGTGGATGGGATCATCTTAATGACGCACTAGGATATCTGGTAAGTTATCTATATCCTGTTAAGAAAGATATAGAACCACAAATCCCACAACGATGGACGCACAAAATTGGAGCATACTAATGAAAAAATATGATGACTTAATGACAACACATCCTTTATGGGATGATAATTTAAAAAGGTGGCGACTGCTATGGGAAAGTTACATAGGCGGTGACACTTATGGTAAGGCTGGACACTTGATTAGATACCAATACGAAAGCCCTAATGAATATGATGAGCGTATCAAGAATACACCATTAGACAATCATTGTAAAGGCGTTATTGATGTCTACAACTCATTCTTGTTTAGGAACGAACCAGAAAGACAGTGGGGAAGACTAGAATCAGATCCAGGTTTACAAGACTTTTTAAAAGACTCAGACATGGAAGGCAGAACATTTAATGCTTTCATGAAAGATGTCTGCACATATAGTGCTATATTTGGACACACTTGGGTCATCGTTTCAAAACCACAAACCAATTCAGGAACAAGAGCGGCAGAACTAGAACAGGGAGTGCGTCCCTATGTCAGTATGTTATCTCCGCTCAATGTACTTGATTGGTCTTATGACAGACAACCAAATGGTTATTATGCTCTAACTTACCTCAAATATATTGAGGATCAGACTGCTACAAGATTAATTGTTAAAGAATGGGCGCCGGAAGCGATTACAACTACCATTATTGACAGAGAAAAGAAAGAAACACTAGAAGAAATTGTTGAAGACAACGGTTTGGGTATTGTTCCAGCAGTCATTGTTTACAGCACTAGAAGTCATCACAGAGGTATAGGTATTTCAGCAATTAACGACATTGCAGACTTGCAAAAAGGTATCTACAATGAATATTCAGAAGTAGAACAGTTAATTAGATTAAGTAATCACCCTGCTCTAGTAAAGACATCAGATGTAGAAGCCGTTGCAGGTGCAGGTGCTGTTATTCAGATGCCTGACACAATGGATCCAGGATTGAAGCCCTACTTGTTACAACCGTCAGGTGCTAACCTCAGCGAGGTTTATAATTCTATTAAACAGAAAGTAGAAGCAATTGATAGAATTGCACACCTAGGTTCAGTAAGAGCTACCAAAGCATCAACACAAAGTGGTGTTGCTATGGAAACAGAGTTTCAGCAACTAAATGCAAGACTGAGTGAAATAGCAGACAACCTAGAAGTTGGTGAGGAACAGATATGGCGTATTTGGGCCATGTACCAAAACCAAGCATGGGATGGAGAGATTGATTACCCCAACTCATTTAATGTTAGAGACAAAGGTGCCAATTACCAGCAACTCAAACTTGCTAAAGACACAGCAACTGATCCTAGAGTCTATGCTCTAATCGACCATGAACTTGTAGAACTTATGGGCGAAGATCCTGAAGAAGTACTAGGTTATGATGAGTATGAAGTTGTTAACGAAGAAGTGTTTGAAGTACACACAATGACAAACCCAGAAACTGGAGAGACTCTAGAGGTAACTAGCCAAGCCCAACACATGCAGTTAACAGAACAAGGTTGGATACATGAATAATGGCTAGAGCTAAGTTAGACAAGATTGTTTGGGAGTCAAGAGCCCGGTATAAAAAGACAGCTCAAGGTGTTAATAGAGCAACCAGACGCCGAGGTAATAAAGGCTCAAGTTATAAGCCCTACAGAGGACAAGGAAGATAGCATGGCAAAATACTATGGATCAGAATGTAAAGGTCCTGACTGCGGCGGACACAAAGCAGGATATCGTTATGTGAAGTCAGGTGGTAGATTGAAAACATCCACTAGTCCTAGTTTTAACAAGGGCATGGCAATAGCACAACGACATCTTAAGACACAGGGTGTTACAACTAGACTGAGGAAGCCAAAGTGATTGAATATCGTGGAGAAAAGTTTGAAGGTTATAATAAGCCAAAACGGACTCCTAAGCATCCTACAAAGAGCCATGCAGTTCTAGCTCGTGAGGGTGACAAGATAAGACTAATTAGATTTGGACAACAAGGTACTAAAGGTTCTCCCTATAAACGAGGTGAGAGCAAGGCTAATAGAGCAAGGCGTCGTGCATTTAGAGCAAGACATGCCAAGAACATTGCTCGAGGTAAGTTCAGCGGCGCATATTGGGCTGACAAGGTTAAATGGTGAGGTAATAAACAGTGGCTATCCAATCACAACAAATTGAAAAGAAAAGTCTAGAAGCACATGTAGATTTATGTGCGGAAAGATATAAAGAACTTAACACTACTATTACACAAATGAACGATAGAATAGATAGTTTAGAAAATCATATTTTAGATTTAAAAGACGATTTAAACAAGATTACTCGTAGTGTTAACAATAGAATAATAACTATTTCAGGAGCAACTGTTGGTGTATTGGCAACTGCTGTTATCGCACTCACTGTGAAACTGATTAACTAAGGAG